TGACTGAAGAAGCAGTTGAAGATAATCTATATGATAGTCTTTCAGCTCGTTATACTAAAGCTCTTGCTCGTTCAATGGCAAATACTAAGCAAGTTCGTGCAGCTAATGTTTTAAACAATGGCTTCAACGGTGCTTTCTTAGGTGGCGACAACGTATCATTATTTGGTACTAACGCTGCAGCTGCTGTTGTTAATCACCCTACGGTGGCCGGTGGTACAAACTCAAACAGACCAGCAGTTGGTGTGGATTTATCTGAGGCAGCACTAGAAGCCGCAGTTATTCAAATCGCAGCTTGGACTGATGAACGTGGTCTATTAATCGCGGCTAAACCTCGTAGATTAGTTATTCCACCAGCACTACAATTTGTTGCAACTCGTTTATTAGATACTCAGCTTCGTCCGGGTACTGCTGATAACGATATCAATGCAATGAGAACAAATGGTTCAATTCCAGATGGTTATTCAGTAAATCACTTTTTAACCGATGCGAACGCATTTTTCTTAACTACCGATGTACCTAATGGTATGAAGCATTTTGAAAGAACACCATTAACTACATCTATGGATGGCGATTTTGACACAGGTAATGTTCGATACAAAGCCCGTGAGCGTTATTCATTTGGCTGGTCTGACCCGCTAGGTATTTGGGGTTCACCAGGTTCTTTCTAAATTGTAGAAAGTTCCACTCCCTGAAAAACCCAGCTCCTCTCTGCTGGGTTTTTCTTTTTTACGGTATAATATACACATGAAAATAGTCGACGCATTTAAAAGTAATATAGTTATGGTTCCTGTTGTGGCTTCAGTAGTCGTGGGTACTTTCACGGGAATTAAATATATTGTGGAATTAACAGATACTATTGATAGAAATGCAACACAAATTGAACGATTAGAAACTAGTTTAACTGGTAATAAAGAAAAACTAAATGACTCTAAACAAGTTACAAATAAAGAGCTGGCAGAAGTTAAAGCCGACATAGCAAAAATAGAGGCCTCTATGAGAATGGGTGAAGATTTATATAGGGTGCTCGCAGATCAAGTTAGAGAACATTCCTATGATATTAAAGACCTTAACCGTTAAAGTACTTATATTTTTAACTGTATTTCCGGTAACTCCTACCATAGCACTCTTAACAACATTATATAGTTCTATAGCTTACAGTCGTAACGATTATCTTCAAGGCAGTTTTCAACAATGTAACAAAGGACAATTTTCTATAGATTCTTCTTATAACGAAAGAGATAGTTCACAATCACAGAATTATCCTGGAAGTGCATCAAATAACAACTATGGCTATGGAGATGGTTCAGATAGACGAATAGGTGTTAGATGGACTTGGTTTTTAGGAAGTAATTGCACTGATTATACTCAAAGTTTAATACAAGAGAACATGGAATTAGCTCAACAATTAGAGTTAATTAAAATGTGTAAAAGATATAATAACAAAAAGCTACCACCACAATTTGCAACACTTGCTAAAAAATGTAAAGGAGTTGTAGAAGGTATAGAAATTGAAAGCAGACCAGCAGAGGGTAGTGGGTCTTACTATGATAAAATTATGAAAGACATTAAAGATAATCCTAAAAAACACGAAAACCCTAATACTTATTATAGTGAAGACATAAAAAATGAATTACCTGAAGATGACCTGCGTAATATAGAGTTAAGCAAACCACTAGTAATTCCAGATTTTAATTAAACTCATGAATATGCGTAGTGCACTAACAAATTAAATAGATATAATTCTTCTATCAGCAATGCTGAAATTTAATATAAAGGAGATCTATCATGGCTTGGACTACACCTTCAGCAACAGAAATGAGATTTGGATTTGAAGTAACTATGTACGTAATGAATAAATAGTTGTTAAAATAGAGACATAAATTAACAACAAACTAAAGGGGCTTCGGTCCCTTTTTTGTTGTATAATGGCATGAAAACGTGTAACATAAATTATCTGGGTAAAACCAGCTTATCAGACTGCCCCAGCAGACGCATACACGACTGATAAGCTTTAACTTTGTATGGAGAAACAATTATGTCAAGAACTACTTTTTCAGGCCCCGTTGCCTCAACTAACGGATTTATTCCAACATCATTTGTAGCAATCGATGTTACCCCCGCCGCAGCTATTACCGTAGCTCAATTAACTACAGGAAAAATTACATCAACTTCTGCCGCAGCCGTTGCAATTACATTACCTACTGCTGCACTTTTAAGTACAGGAATAGCTGCTGTTGCAGGACAAGAATTTATTTTTATAGTAGATAACACAGCCGGAGCTAATACTGTAACACTTACTCTAGGTGCAGGCGGAGCAGTTTCTGGTTTAGGCGCACTTGTAGGTGCCACATTTGGATTACTTACAATTACTGCAGCACAAGACATAGCTAAATGTAGCTTAATATTCACCGGCGGCGATGGTATAACACCTGGTAGTGCTACAGGATATAGATATACACGTCTAGCTTAATTAGGAGATAGATATGGAACAAACAGATATTTGGTCGATTAACCCATCTACTTCTGCTACATTTTTTAAGACCGCAGCAACTGTTACAGGCGGCGTATTTCCTAGAGCATTAACATTAACTAACACTAACCCTGTTGTCGCTAAAGAAGGCGCAGGATATAGACTTGTGTTTACTTCCGCAGGCAATGATAGTGGTATCACATTTACTATTAATGGAGCTGTTGTAGGTAATCTTGTGGATGGTCCTAGTAGCGTTAATTATCCTGAAGTAATAACCGGCGGAAATGCTGGTGCTGTTAACTCAGTATACTATTATTCAAGAATAGATAGTATTGAAATTAGTGCTGCCGCTGCAGGCACTCTTTCCGTAGGTACAACAGGAAGTTTAGCTTTACCTCGTTGTAGAGTTAAAGGCTTTTATGTATTAGGTGGAGCTGGAGCGGGAAGTTTAAAGATAGACCGACACACTCATACAGTTACTCCTGGAACTCCAACTACAGTTACTCCTGGAATAGCTGACAATGTACTAGATGTCACTACACCAGCAGGAGCTACACTAACTCAATTCTTATCATTACCTGGACAAGGTATTCTGACAGGTCAACAACAAAATGACTTTGGTGTGGTAGTTGCTACTGCCATAACAGATTACACTCTATTCTGTGGATAGTAATGGATGAAGAACCCAAACCAACCAAACAACAGGAACGCCTAGAAGAACTTAGGCGTTGGTTTGAGGCACTTGGAGATTGTGTATAATGGCAACAGCAAAAAAACGAGGAATGGGGATAAAAACTTCTGTAAAGTCAGGTAACTTTAGAAAGACTAAGACAGGAGCTGGGATGACAACGAAAGGTGTTAAAGCTTATCGGAAAGCAAACCCAGGTAGTAAACTTAAAACAGCTGTAACAGGAAAAGTAAAAGCAGGTTCTAAAGATGCAAAGAGACGTAAGTCATTTTGTGCAAGATCTGCAGGACAAATGAAGAAATTTCCTAAAGCTGCTAAAGATCCTAATTCTAGACTTAGACAGGCACGTAAACGATGGAAATGTTAAATATGGATGATTCAACGAAACACTTATTAGACTTCGCGTCTATATTCACAGCGGTAGGAACTTTATTATCATGGCTTCCTCACTTAGCTGCAATCTTTACTATTTTATGGACTGGGATTAGAATTTATGAAACTAAGACTGTTCAAAAAGCAGTAGCAAACAGAAAAGCAAGAAAACACAAAGAGGCAATTAACAATGCCCGCCGTAAGTAAGAAACAAAAAAAGTTTATGCAGGCGGTGGCTAATAGCCCTAAGTTTGCTAAGAAAGTAGGTGTTAAACAATCAATCGGACGAGAGTTCACTAAGGAGAAAGACATGAAAAAAGCAGTAAAGAAAATGAATATGGGTGGAATGGCAGATCGTGAAGGTCGCGCTATGGCGACTGGTCGTTATGCTAATGACCCTAGAATGATGGCGGATGCACGTGGTCGCGCTATGATGAAAAAAGGTGGTACAGTTAAAAAAATGAGAAAAGGTGGTAACACTTCTCGTATGAATGAGCTTGAAGAATTAGGTAGAGTTGATTCTGAAAAAGGCTATTCTGCTAAAGGCAAAAGAAATCTTAAAGATGAAAAAGCTCGTGTTGTAAGAGAAATTAAAAACAAAAAAGCTGGTGGTAAAGTAGGATATAAAGCTGGTGGTATGATGGCTGATAAAGAAGGTCGTGCTATGGCAGCAGGTAAACTAAAAGGTTCTCCAGCTAAGATGGCAGATGCTAGAGGTAGAGCTATGGGTAAAGCTTTAGGATCTCCTAGAGTTGGAAAAGCAGCTAAACCAGCTAAAATGAAACGCCAAGGCGCTAATTCTAGACTTGATGAGTCATTAGGTATGAGAAGAGGCAAAGAAGCTACTAAATCTCAATCTATGAAATCTCGTAGAGATGAATCTAGAGCTATGGCAACAGGTGGTATGCTAGCAAGAACCGGCGGTTCTTCAGCTAAAATGAAAGCTAAAGGCAAAGCTATGAAAAAAGGCGGGACTGTTAAAGGTCGCGGTAATGCATCTAAACGAGCAGACGGTATTGCTCAACAAGGCCACACACGCGGTCGCCACGTTTAAGGGGAATTGAAATGGTTGAAAGAACTAAAAGAGTAAAAAAAGTTACTCGAACAACGAAAGGTAAAAGAGCTGATCTACGTGCAGAAAGACTTGAGCAAAGAAAAGGCAACACACGTACTCGCTTTGTTAATGAGAAAGTTAAAACTAAACCTAAACCACCTGGTAAAGGACCTGGTAAAGGACCTGGTAAAGGACCTAGAAAACCACCTGGTAAGGAAAACGTAACAACTAAAGGCAAAGCAAAAAAACTTTTAAAGAAATTTGGTGTTCCTGGGAAAATTATTGCTGGCGTATTAGCGCTTACTGCGGCTAACCAGCTTAATAAATCAAAGACAACTAAAACTAAAACTCCAGGACCAGGAAATAAATCTAACGCTCCTAATCCTTTTAATAACATAAATCCACCGGCAAAACGTAAAGGACCTGGCGGACCTAGAATGACTTCTATGAGAGCGCCAAGTACTGGACCTAAACCTAGAA